TTTTCAATTTCTTTAAACTGCTTGGTATTCATTTGCTCTACAAACTCTTGTAGTTCTTTCTTTGTACAATCAGCAGCACTCCAAGACTCTTCTTCATCATAAACAGTGTCAATACAAGAGGTGATCATCGCAAGAGATTGATCTACGTCAGCACCAGTTTGATTGACCTCAAAGTTATTTTCAACAAACTGTTCCAATGAAGGATACTTGAGTTTCATTGAAAGATTATCATCCAGTTTAATAATATTGGTGTGCTTGGGATCTTTCTGAACTTTGATGTCATCAATGTTGATTTCTGTCTGGACGGTGGTCTCACCATCATCAGGACAAATTACATTCACTTCAACAGTTTCACCGACCGACTTGGCACGAACATTTAAGAACAAATATTCAATATCAAACGTTGAAAGTTCTTGTACTTTGACTGTTTTTGTGGCAATACAGTCTGATAAAATTTGAACAATCGCACTTGAAATCTGTTTCGTATCCTCAGATTCCAGTGCCATAATTAGAATTTTTTCTTCTCTAACTAAAAATGGTCTGTATCTAATTTTTTTTCCGTTAGAAGGCAATTCCAACTCATACGTTGGCGTAGAGATTTTTGGTAAAGGCATAATAACCTATAGAACTTCAGTTGTGATTATTTATTACCTATTTTGAGATCTAGCCCTTGGACTAGGATCTTTATCAAATACACTTTGACCAGACTTAATTACAAGAGTTCTTTCTTTGCGAAGTCTTAACTGTCTTTGTTCTGCTGTTTCTTGAATAGTTGATTTTGACTCTGATTGACTAGATTTTGAACTTGAGCTTGGAGTAGATGATCCAGGACTGAGTGACTCACGACTAACCGTATATCTATCATAGTTAAGAGTAATAGTGACTTTTAAAACATCAGCTGGACCATAAGAAACAGGTATTGATGAAATAGCTTTTGGAAAAGTATTTATTAACGTATATGTTCTAGAATAATATTCTTTTTCGGCATTTTTTGCCAAATAATCTCTTTCAATTTTAGCAATGCGTATGTTTGTTTTGTAATAATCTGGATATCTATATCTCCTGTAAAATCCAGGAAGTGGGTTGTCATCGTTTTGTGCTACTATGGGACCAGATCCACCAGATATATAATCCATCCATCCCTGAAATATTTCTAATATTTGATATCTTCTATCTACATAAAAAGTAGCATCAATATCCGTATATAATCTAGTATGAGCAAATTCTTGCGTAACTCCTAAAAAGTTATCTTTGACCTCTGATGTGGCAAAGGTTGAACCTGGTAAAGAAACATCAGTACAGAGTATTCCTAACTGATGTGAATCTATTCCTATTTTGGATTGTACATATCCATTATTACTTAACCAAGTTAAAAATTTTTCATTATTTTTTCCTGGAGGGTAATTTAACTCCAAAATATATTCATTGCTCAATGACAAATCACTAGCTATTTTTCTTTGTTCCTGACTTAATTTAGAATAAATCGGAGCCGTCATCTAAATATCTCTTATGGAGTCTTGATTATTAAGTATTTAGATGTCATATAAGGGAAAATACCAACCATCGTTCCCCCAAAAGTATAAGGGTGATCCAACAAATATCATATACAGATCGTTGTGGGAACGCAAGTTTATGGTCTACTGTGATTTGAATGAGAGGGTATTGGAATGGGGATCAGAAGAAATGTTCGTGTGGTATAGGTCTCCAATAGACAGCAAACCTCACAGATACTTTCCAGACTTTTATATCAAGGTTCAAGAATCAACAGGTCAGATTAAAAAATACCTAATTGAGATTAAACCAAAAAGACAAACGACGCCCCCACCAAAACCTCAAAGGCAGACCAAAAAATATCTGTATGAAGCATATGAGTATGCCAAAAATCAGGCAAAATGGGAAGCGGCAAAAGAATGGTGTAAGGATAGAGGATACGAATTTAAAGTTCTAACAGAAAACGAACTTGGTATTCAATAATGCCTAGAAAAACTCTCAAACAACGACAAGGAGTAAATCCAACCGATGATAATGAAAATCGGGTTCGGGGAGTCATTGATGGAGTTATTGGTAATGAAGATCCTGATGACTTAATGCTTGAGATCTTAAATGTTTTACAAGAAAGTGGAAGAGTTCCAAAAGCAGGAAGATATTACACGTTTGTCTATAACCCAAAGACACCAAATATAACTTACGATCAAAATCCTTTAGTCGCAGTAACAGAAGTCTACAAATGGGGATTCAAGGCAATTAACTTTCACTGGGGAGAGTTAAGACATTACACTTGGAGTGAGGTTGCTGGGCAGTTGTATGAGGTTTATGCCGATGAACTTGCCGATTTAAGAGAGATTCCTTTTGCCAACATCCGTCTAAATAGTTAAAAAATAGCCAAGATGGCATCAGTACTAAGATATCCTTACGCAGCACTAACAGATAGTACAGACTATCTACAGATAAATCTTATTGAAAAGACAGTTTCATCTTTCACAAAAGATACTACTTTACAATCTTTAAAAGATACTTTAATAAATCGTGGTAAGTTTGCTAATGATGTATTAAATAACTCTGTTCAAATAGATAAACCTACTAATAAAAACAATAATGGATTATCTAGAAATTATGTGACATCTAGTGGTATTATTTTACTTCCCATGCCATCAAGTATTAATGATACCAATCAAGTAGGATATTCTGAAGATAAACTAGATGCTATCACAGCAACGTTAGCTGGACAAATTGGTGATTTAATGCAAGTTACACTTTTTGATGCGAAAGGAAATTTAAACACAACTGAAATATCACAAAAAATCGGTACATTTTTTAAAGATGTAGCAGGTAATGCTCCATTAATAAAAAATCTAATTCTAACAAATTTAGCAGGACAAGCAGCATCTTTAGCTGGTACGGGTAATCTGTCACTTGATCAAGCGATTGCTAGATCTTCTGGACAAATTATCAATCCAAATATGGAATTACTGTTTAATGGCCCAACGATTCGTAACTTTAGATTTTCATTCAAAATGACTCCACGAAATCAACCTGAAGCAGAACAAATTAGATTAATCATTAAATCATTAAAAAAACATATGTCACCAAGAGATAATACTACAAACGATAATATCTTTTTAGCTGCTCCTAATATTTTTGAATTAAGATACAAAAAAGGTAATCAAAATAATCCTTATTTGAATAGATTTAAAAGATGTGTCCTTGAAAATATGTCAGTTAATTATACTGGAGAAAACGTATATGCTACTTATGAAGATGGCGCTCCAGTATCAACTATAATGGATCTTACCTTTAAAGAACTTGAACCAATTTATGCTTCTGATTATAAAGGTGAAGGTGAAGAAAGATATAAATCAGATATTCATGGAGGAGTAGGATACTAATGGGATACTTTAGAGAACTACCAAACGTAGCATATCAATCATTCTTACCTCATAGCAATTCTTCACAAGATTATGTGATTGCGAAGAATCTTTTTAGAAGAGTCAAACTGCGTGATGACTTATATAATGTATTCACTATCTTTAACAAATACCAAATCAAAGATGGTGCTCGTCCAGACACAGTTGCCGACGAGATCTATGGTAGTCCAGATTTAGATTGGGTCGTTCTTGTGACTGCCAATATCACAAACGTCAGAGATCAATGGCCCTTATCAGACTATCAACTTTATAATTATGCTGAAAACAAGTATGGAAATGATCTGACAAAGATTAGATTTTACGAGACCACAGAAGTCGTAGATTCTTCTAATCGTCTCATTCTTCCTGCTGGTAAAGTTGTTGATAAAAACTTTACGATTCCAAAACCAACTGATCCAACCGCAACTTTAAATCCTGTGACTGGAATCACTAATTATGAGTATGAGACCAGGAAGAACGACGAGAAAAGATCAATCTATCTCCTAAAACCAGCATACCTACAACAGTTCTTGAATGATATGAGAAGAGAAATGTTGTACGCAGAGTCCTCAGAATATGTTGATGAAACTCTGATTGCGACTGCGAACACAAAAATTACTTTACCACAGTAACTCTAAGTTCTTATCAAAAATCATCACATATCGGTGTTTGCGAGAGCGGTCTTTCCATTCTCCCTCAGCACCTTTAATTTTGCCTCTAGAGTGTTTAGTTCCGTCTGCATAGTAGAAATCTTTCTTTGGGTCTGTGAGTCCGCAATATTTAAAATTACAAGCGCGATAGATTGTACCATTATGGAAATCACTATCAGCGTAAGAGATGA